CATGGCTACCACAGGGCATATATACGGCCTGTCCCATGCCATCTTCATGTACGTGGATCTTACCCTCACAACCCATGTCCATACTTCTAGCTCTGGCTTCCATCTCAGTAGAGAAGACATCATTAGCTAGTTTAGCTTTGGTTACTGACTTCTTACTACTGGAAGGGTGGCCTGATGGTAGTAAATCTTTGTCGTGTGTAGCTTTCTTAGAACCAGTAACAATCTTAAGAAAACTATTAACTCTAGCCATAGCCCATTGCTCAGGACCAGTCACATTAGGACGTACTGAAGATGGGTTTGTACGGTAGGCACCTACACCTCTATCATATACTGCCTCAAGCATACGCATAGTCACTTTATACTTGGACTTCTTGTTATGAGCTTCCATCTTATTCTTGAGGGCTGTCTTTGGCATCTTATAACCTTAAGCTGTGTTCTTAATTAGGACGCCTTGGAAGGAAGCCCCTATTGCGTTATTAGTTGTGTTAGTTATAACTCTACACTCTAAGTCCGTCTTCTCTGTAAAAGGTTGCGGGTACTCAAACTTTGCAATTAATTGATTGCTCTGTAGGACATTAATAAGTCTAGTTCTGAACACGTTTGAACCGAATGTGCGACTGACAAAGCTACAAGTTGCAGTTTTATTTGCTTGGCTGAGTGCGGCAGTAAAGTTAATGTCATCTACATATAGGGTGTAACCAGCAGGAACAGTGTAAGCAGCTATCTGGGTCTGATTACCAAAACTTAAATTGGCATAAACTGTAGTATTTGGTACACCACCCGTAGCACCAGATGACCCTACATAAATTGTACCTCCAGAAGTTCCACCTGTACCAGCTAAAGTAACAAAAGCCCTATACACTCTTAAGTATGCAAGTTGAGTAGCAACTTGAGTTTGACCATTAAGAAAAACTGTCTCTTCTATTTCATCGTAGTTCTCATCTAACCCTTGTATGAGAATACTGTTAGCACCTGTGCCACCATTAGCATCATTTGCGCTTGTGCTACTGACAAACATTGTAACGGCACTTGTAGGGTAGGTCATATTTCCACCCTGCGCCCAAACAGTCTCTTCCTCACCATTTACATCTGGGTTGTAACCAAACTTGTATAAAGCTTTGTGACCCTTAGTAAAACCCCTAGCGATTGCTAGGTCTGTATGTTCAAATAGGCGTCTGGGCCAACCACCAAGCATTTTCTGTTCTACCTGTTCAAAGAGTGTATTAGGATCTGTTGCATCTTCTACGTCAGGTCTTCCAGTAAGTATGCCATCAGTTACTAGAGAGTAATTTTGGCTTATTGCAGTTGAGTTTACTTCTGGTGTACCTGTAACGACAGAGGGAATAGAGAAACTCTCATCTTCTGTCATTGTAGCATCTGAGACTACAGGAGAACCTGTAACAAGCCCTGATGCTGTTAGGCCGTGGTCTTGAGTTAGTGCCGCTTGGTTAGCTACAGGATTACCAGTTATAAATCCTAAAGCTGTTAAGTCGTGTTCTTGAGTTAGTGTACTCTGGTTGGCTACAGGAGAACCTGTGACAAACCCTAGTGCTGATAAGCTATGTTCTTGAGCTATTGCTGTAGATGAAACTACAGGATCTTGGGTGACTATAGATACAGAAGTTAAGGCATGTATCTGAGCTATTGCTGTAGATGCTATTTGAGGACTAGCTGTACTAAATCCATTCGCACCAATAAAGTTGTCGTTTATTAACGGGTCACTTGACTGAGTGAGTAGTAGATCACTATTTTCCTGTAATACCCTGCTTGTCATTGTGCATGACCTTTACTATGCAGGATCAGGGATACCGATAGTAAATGACCCTAGAGAGAATGTGTTACCTGATGCTACAACCTGACTAGCTGTTAAAGCTCCTGTGGCTAACAGTCTAGTGTTAGATACATCTACAATAGCATAATGAGTAGCTGTACCGTTACCTGTTACTGATCCATCGGATATGGCTGCAACTACAACCTCACGACCACCACCTGATCTGTCTGAAGGGGCAGCAATGGAAAGGGACGTTGAGTTACCTAATGTATAAGTAGAGGTAGCCTCAGTGTATGTTGTAGCTTCCTGAGAGGTTAGGTCTATACGAGAGGCTTCAGTATCAAGTACAGATAACCCATTGTCAAAAACTCTGTTATTAAGACTGGGCATCTTCTGGCTCCTCTTGTGTTACAGGCTTGGCTTCTGCATCATATCTTAGTTCAGCTATATCCATCAGATCCTGTATAACTTCTGGATGATCACTTACGTTGATGTCTGCCCCATTCAAGTTCCGTAGGAATGCTGCAATCTCACGTAGGTCATGTGGAGCTACATCACCAGCTACAATAGTTGGCATCAGGTCATAGTTCAGACCGTTCAACTCCCAGAGGCGCTCAACAAGCTGTTTGTTAAGGACATCAACAATAGCTTGGATATAACTCTCTAATGCACGAAGGAACAGGTCTGTCTTAGACTTGGAGAGGGCGTAAGAGCCAGTATTACCACCACCAAGCATAAGAAACTCAGAAAGGACACTACGAGCAATATCGTGCTGGTAACGTCTTACAATAGGGTCAATGTCAATATTACGACTACCACTAGATGACATAAGCTCAACATCTACCAGTTTCTGGTTGGTAGGCGCTCCGTCTTTATCGGGATAGGTGTCGGAAGGCAGAATAATGTATCCCTGCTCATTGAACTTGACATCCCTGAGAATAGATTGCAGGTTATTGACAAATCCAGATTGGGCGGCTGTTGCATCCCCTGACAAGTACTCAGCAGGAATACGGGCAACAGGAATACCAGCAAGTTCCCTCTCAACTGCTATAGCCTCAATAGACTGTAGATTATTGACATATTCATAAGAAGTATAAGCATTGCGAAGAATAGACCTACCAGCAGGGTCACCATTAATCGTTGTCGTGCGGTAGTACAGACTTTTGCGAGTAGGTATATAATTAGAGTTGTTATAACCTGAGCCGTCCTGATAGATGCCTTTGACATCACCAGTTTTAGTGTCTACATCAAACCTAGAGATTGTCCAAGGCGCACGAATAGCGACCTTGCGGATACCCATACGACCGTCAGAATACTTAGAGCGGCCTTTGTCGCTTCTTGTAGTCGGCCCATTGCGTCTCTTATAGATAACCTCAAACCACGCAAAGCCGTAAGAAAGACTTGAAAGGGCTTCAGCAACATGGTCATCAAGGGTATGGTCCATATCATCAAGGACAGACTTAACGAACTCAGCTTCTCTCTTAGCTTGTGGTGTATCATTGGCTGGCATTACCTTTAGATCTACATCCCGAAGGACTTGTTCAGTAGCGTACATAACAGCACCGATGGTGCTATCGTTGTCTCTCATCTCACGGTACTTGCGTATGGCTTTCTTGCCACGAAGCTCAGGTAGAAACTCATCAGCCCGTATCTGACCATTGTAGGTGTTGTCACCTGCTACACCTAGTATTTGCTTGGCCTCTGTCTCTGAGAGCTTCTTAACCATTACCGTAATCCTTTGGCGCTACTATACGCTAGTTTAAGCGTAGGTTTTGCGTAGCCATTCAATGAGAGGTCCGTTATAGCCCAAACTAAAGCATCAAGACGGTCTGGTGAGCCTGTGGACCCTAGAGGTTCCCACTGTACCATCTGATCTTCTAAGTCGTTTAATCCCTTTACGTGTCTAACTTTGTCTTGCTCATATAGAGCAGATACAGGTTCAGCCCGTGCCATCTTCCCTCTGGATGCATGTACGAGCTTTACTGGGACTGTTTCATCTTCTGTGTGTAAAGTGTGACGAACCATATCGCCACCTTGGTTTCGTTCTGCAACAATGCGATCTGCCATGTGCTCTCTGTAGAGTTCTACGGCTTTAGCTGCCCATTGCTGAGGAGTGTATCTACCTGTGTGATCTTCTAGAACGTACGCTATTCCGTTGATATCTACACCAGCTACAACAATACCAGTCATGTCACTTTCTGCATTTGCAGTAATAGCTGGGTCTATGGATACCACTATACGATTAAGAGTGGGAACATCATCTTTGTCTACTTCACATGAGGCTAAGAGAGTTCTATTCCACAGAGCGCCTGACGCTTCGTCCAGGATTTCGGCGTAAAGCTCTTGGCGACCAAGGCGGGTGCCTTCATAGGTCTTACGGACTGCGTCGAGGAAAGTATCAGCAAGATTAGCAGCGTTATCATAAGTACTGCCGGTAGAGACTGTCGTTTTGTCGTCATCTAAGATATTTCTAATGAGTTTGGTTGTCTTTGGTGTCGTAGTGACAAATACTTGCGGTCTACGTCCAAGTCGTAAGCCAAACTGTAGCATATCCCAAGTTTCTTGTGCGTTTCTCCATGCACATAGCTCATCAGTCCATGCAGAGTAGGCTTGTGGACCCCTGAGTCTTTCTGGGTCTTCTGCAGAGAAGAATACAGCTTTAGCTCCATTCTCCCAAGTGAGTGTATTATTAGTTGGAGACCATATGGGTAATCCTAGTGGACTTCCTCTATAGGATTTATCTCCCTTCCAACATACATTAATAAGACCTGAGTCGCCCTCGACCATAACTCGTCTTACATCACCTTTAGTAGGAGCTACACAGTGGACTATCTTATCGCCCTTCTTAATCCTGTGTCTTACCCACTCAGCACCGGCTCTAGTCTTACCCCAACCCCTGCCAGCTAGAGCTACCCATACATTCCAGTTGCCTTTAGGTTCTAACTGCTCTGGCCTAGCCCAGAACTCCCAAGAGTGCTGCAGTTCTTCTGTCTTCTCTGGGCCAAGTTGTTTTAGTGCAGCTGCAACCTCAGCATCTGGTAGATCTCTAAGTGTCTGTGCTGTTATCTTTGGAGTCATCAGAGGTTTTACCGAGTAGGGTCATAAGAGTGTCTATAGCACTAGCGTCTTGGTCGGGGTCGACAGACATCTCTTCGGCTTGTACAGTCTCCTTTGGACTCCATCCTGCCTTAGAGCGTAGGAATAACTCCTGAGAGGGAAAGTGACCATTAAGAGCTTGCTCAACGACTACGTTACCAACTCGTGAGGAGATCTCTGCTCTGGCCTCACTAACGTCTCCACCATAGTACTTATAGAAAGTAGCTAGGTTACGAGGGGCATTCTGGTAGCGCTTGTTAATAGTAGCCATGATGTCTTTGATCTGGACACCATCTTTAACCGACTGCCTAACGTATTTAGCAATCGGCTCACTATACTTCAGTGGCTGAGGTTGAGAGTTACTCATGGTTCTTCCTATGGGGAGCCTTTAGAGGCTGCAGATCTATAGTAATCTATAGGCTAAGCCTAGGCTACAATCCGTCTTCGCTGAAAATATATGATTGAGGAGATACGATTGATAGCTGTCGGCTATGGTGGGCTATATAGGTACTAATTAACAAATGTCAAGGGGTAGAGCTATATTTATTTTCTAGGGAGCCTATAGGGAGCTGCAGACCTAGATCTAGCTGCAAAGACTATAGGCTAAGTCGAGATCCTCTCTTAAGTTACACTTAAGTGCTACTATAGTCTTATAATAACTATATGTATTATAAATTAAAGAGTTACTTAAGAGTTACTTAAGTTAGTGGGTATATAGTGTGTCAAGAGCAAAAATCAAGCTTTGGCCTTAGAATAAATCATAGGTGTTGCATAAATGTCACAGTAGTCTATAGGCCAAGGTCCAACCTTATTTTTTATATTGGAAATCATAGGGGCTACGCCAGGATTTGGCCCTAGCCAGTATCCTAGCTAGGGGCCCCGTGGT